TACCTTCAGGACATGGACATAGAGGTCAAGAGAAACATTATTAAGAATGCTCTCATCTGGCACACCAAGGCGGGAACTTCTGCAGCGGTTGCCGAGATGATCGGGATAATCTTTGGAGAAGGTGAGGTTGTAGAGTGGTATGACTTCACTGAAGGGGAAAAGATCCCCGGAACATTTGACATTGTTACCAATGCCCGTCTAACTGAAGACATCATAGATTATTTTGCCCAGATTATCGAGCGCGTCAAAAATGAACGCTCTCACTTAAGACGGGTACTGATCGAGCGCGACATAGATGTCACGTCCTACATAAAAGCGGGAGCATTCAGCGTGCCTCACTGGACGATCATCAACGTCCCTGCTGATGGCTATGCTGATTTAGATATAAATGCTTCAATCCATACAGGTGCCGGTCACGTGCTTTATCCTGGTCTTGTGATCACGAATCACTTTGACAGGGAGACGAGCACAAGCGCAAAGGCACATGGAGGGGTCGGCCTGGCATCGAGTGCCCACTTTACGATACCAAATCGGCCTAGAGACGAACCAAGTTAGGTGCGATATCCGCGCCAATCACAACTATAAGGAGGCACAAGGATGGCACAATTTAGTGCGGCGGTGCTTACCAGGAAAGGAATCGCACTTCTGGCAAAAGCACAGGCCGAAAAAAAGACCATCACCTTTACAAGGGCAGTGACCGGAAGCGGGAGCTATGAGAGCGGTGAAGATATCAGTTCTCTGACCGCACTTAAAGACCTGCGGCAGTCATTTGCTCCTACAACAATCCAGAGGCAGAACGAAACAAATGTTTTTGTCCGCTTCTCTATCACCAACAATCCGGACGGTGAAGCCCTGGAACACGGGTATTATATCACCGAGATCGGATTAATGGCAAACGACCCGGATGAGGGAGAAATACTATACGGCATTGCTATCGCGGAAGAAGACAAGGCAGACTACTTGCCTGCATACAATAATCTTCTGCCTGCAGTTATCGGCGTAGACTTCCTTATCGAGGTAGATAATGCAGAAAATGTTGCTATCACGACAGACCTGTCTGCATATGCAACAACTGAAGACCTTGCGGCAAAAGCTGATCACATTGCCTGGGATGCTGATAACAGTCAGCTGCAGCTTAAGGCAAATGGTCAGATCATATCTGTATGCACTATCACCTTTGATGGTGTAGATCTGTCAGCATATGCCAAAAAGGCTTCACTGAAATTGTCTTATGATGATGAGAATGAAAAGCTTTCTCTAAAGCATGATGACGATGTCCTGTCAGAGATCGACCTTCCAAGAGGAGGGGGAGATATTGACTATGCAACTGAAGAGGATATACAGGCAATGATAGATGACCTTCCGATTGAAGATGTCGATATCATCACAGACGATGACTATGCGACAGATGGAGAGGTCAGCGAGATCATTGATGATATGTTCTCTAACTAACACCCTGATCGGAGCAGGGACGCAAAATGTTGCGGTCCTGTTTTGATATAAAGCAAAGTGTGGCCACACTTACAGAAACCAATCTATTTACAATAATGTCCAAAGGAGGATTCATACCATGGCAATTGATAATAATCATGTATTAAAACTCGGTCAGTTTAAACAGATCCTTGACTCCCTGAACACCAAAACAGATCTTAGATATTTTAAGGCGGCCGAAGCAGGCGCACTTGCATCTCTTAACGAAGTAGCTGAAGCCAATCTTGCATCCGCACTTGCTTCCAAGATTAATGCGAAAGCAGAAGCATCCGATCTGACTACGCTTGACGGCAAGGTAACTACCCTGATCGGATCTGACACCAATAAGTCCGTAAGAACCATCGCCAATGAGGAACTGGTTGCACAGCTCGTTCCGGCATCTGCAAAAGAAGCCCTTGATACTCTGGCAGAGATCGCTGCATGGATCCAGCAGCATCCGGATGACGCTGCAGCCATCAATGCTAAACTTCAGCTTGGTACATACGATGATGAAGGCACCCAGAAAGAGTACGCAACCGTAAAAGCTTATGTTGAGGCTTATGTTGCATCTCAGATCTCTGATGCAGAGCTTTCCGGTTCTGACGCTATCCAGATCGACAATAATGTCGTATCTCTGATTGTTGACACTGCTAATGCTCACGGCCTCTCCATCACATCTGCCGGCCTGCAGCTTGCAGAGGCTACTACATCCGCAGCAGGTGCAATGTCCGCAGCTGACAAGGCTAAGCTGGATACTGCTGATGTGACAGCCTACACAGGCGATGGCGCAATCAACGTATCTAATCACGTTATCTCTGTAGCAGAAGCTACTCAGTCCGCTCCTGGTACCATGAGCGCAGCTGATAAAGTTAAACTCGACGGAATCGAGTTTGCTACCGCAGCAGAAGTTCAGGAAATCATCGACGGCATCTTCCCTGCTGCATGATGATTTAGCTTCAATACCAACCATAGTCCGGGGAGCTTATGCTCCCTGGGCCGTATCCAAAGGAGGATAGGATGAGTATAAGTGAAGAAATGCTTACAAAAGCCATAAATCTGGAGGATCTGCAGTACTACTCGGAGCATCTTGTCGTCCCGGTCATAGCAGTAGCAACAGAAGGGTACCAGCACGCTACTGAAAGAAGCGTGAGCGACGAAAATGGGGTGCACGGCATCAGGTATCATGACGGTGCACTGCAGGTCGTAGAGTACGAGTATACTGCCGTAACTCCGGCATCGGGAGATAACCCTGCCGAACAAGGCTGGTATGAGCTTGATGGCAGTGATTATGTCCTGACTGCAGATACCTCCGTAGTTTCCGGGAAGACATATTACAGCCGGTCAGAATCGTGGGAGGAGGCCGGAGGAGGCGGAGGCACGACACTGGTTCAGATTCCGACATTATCCGGATCCACAACCTTTACCTATGACGGCTCAGAAAAGAGCATCACCCTCACCGGATTTGACTCTTCGACCATGACGATCACTGACGGATCGGCTACCAATGCTGGTGAATATACAGCTGTGGTAGCTTTAAAGAACACCGCCCGGATGATGTGGACAGATATGACCACACAGCCGAAGACCTTCACATGGGAGATCGAGAAGGCAACAGGGGCGATCAGTCTGGATAAGACATCCGTAGCTTTAAATGCCAGCAAGCTGACCGACACCATCACGGCCACCGTGACGGGTGACGGAGTGCTCTCTGTGGAATCCAGCGATGATGGGATAGCAGCAGTCAGCTTGTCTGGCAACGTGGCTACTGTTGAGTCTGTGGACAGCACCACCGGCTCAGTCACGATCACATTTAGCGTACCGGCTACCAACAACTACACAGCGGCCAGTGCGACCGCTACGGTTACCTGTACATTTACGACAGTGTACGGAGCACAGTGGGACGGGACAAGCACAACAGCGTGGACAAGGACAGATGCAGCCGCAGGCTTCTCTGATCCGGTTCCATACGTTAAAAATGCAGCCAGTTACAGTTCTCCGTTCGACAATCTGATGCCGTGGAGCGGAATGGTAAAAAGTGAGCGGACAGGCGGCACTATGGTGGCCATCCCGAAGTTTTATTATAAGCTTACTCAGAGTGGCAGCTCCATCAAAGTGCAGATCGCAGACGGCCCAATGGATGGATATTCTGTATCGCCTGCTCACGCCGACAGGGGAGACGGCTCCGGAGAAAGGGATGTCGTTTACATTGGCCGGTACCATTGTGCCAGTGATTACAAGTCAAAAACAGGAGTTGCCCCGAAAGCAAACATCACGAGATCTACAGCCAGAACAGGTATCCATAATCTTGGTTCCAATATCTGGCAGATGGATTTTGCGGTAAGATTTACAATCTGGCTGCTTTACATTGTAGAATTTGCCGACTGGAACTCTCAGGCAAAGATCGGCTATGGCTGCGGTAATAACTCAAGTGCCCAGAACATGGGAGCTTCTGACTCCATGCCGTATCATACCGGTACCATGCAGACATCGAGGACAGCCTATGGTGTCGGCACTCAGTACCGCTATATCGAAGGCCTGTGGGACAATGTCTATGACTGGATGGACGGCTGCTATTATAACAACAGCGGCCTGAATCTGATCATGAATCCCTCTAAGTTTTCAGATAGTTCAAATGGAACGCTTGCAGGCAAACCGTCAAGTGGATACCCCAGTGCGTTTGCAGTTACATCAAACGGAGGCTTTCCGATGTTTTACCCGACAGCAGCCAACGGAAGTAACAGCACATATTCGTGCGATGGCTGGGACTTCGATGGTTCGAACCCCTGTCTCTGCGTCGGCGGCTACTATGGCCAGAACCTGTATCACGGCCTGTTCTTCGTCTACTACGACACCGCTTCGAGCGCGTACGGCAGCGTCGGCTGTCGTCTCCTTGAACTCCCTTAGAGGGGGAGTGTGAGGGGGAACCCCTCCCCCTCACCTAGATAAACAAGTTAACCCAAAAACATATACATTTGGGACTGCCTGTGCAGTGCCGGTGGGCTTTTGTTCGGTATTCGTGCGATAACTGGAACTTCGATGGTTCGAACCCCTGTCTCTACGTCGGCGGCAACTATAACCAGAACCTGAATCACGGACTGTTCTACGTCAACTACAACACCGCTTCGAACGCGAACGGCAACATCGGCTGTCGTTACCTTCAGTGTAAAGAATCAATGCTAAATCCTCAATTTATTCACGGCACAGGCAGCCGCACACCCCTTGGTGGAGATTAGCAGTATAAGGGAGCAGGCTAGTACTCTCTACGGAGCGCAGGAACGTCTGTATAGCTAGAAGGAGGATTATCACCCTTGAAACGTGCAAAACACCTGTTTGAGAAGCTGATCTCAGATGAAAATCTGAAAGAAGCTATTAAAGAAGTGAATCGCACGCATCACTGGAAAACACATCACCGGCCTAATGCCTGCACGGCATGGGTCGAGGAAACAATGCCCGAACGGGTAGAAGAGCTTCGCCAGATCATTATTAATGGATTTGTTCCACAGAAGCCTCATGTCAGCAAAAGATGGGACGTGAGTGCCAGAAAGTGGAGAACCGTCAGTGAGCCTAAGCAGTGGCCTGATCAGTATGTCCATCACGCATTGATACAGGTGCTGCAGCCTGTCATGATGCGGGGCATGGATCACTACTGCTGCGGAAGCATTAAAGGCAGAGGCACGCACTATGCCGCAAAGGCTATAAAAATCTGGATGGACAAAGATGTTAAGGGCACAAAATACGAGCTCTGCGGAGATATCAGGCACTTTTACGACAGCCTCACAACCGAAACGGTCATGAACCGGATGCGTCAGCTTGTCAAGGACTACCGGACGCTTGACCTGATTGAAAGGGTGATATCTGACGGAGTGCTTATTGGAGCTTATACATCCCAGTGGTTTGCAAATACCGTCCTGCAGCCGCTTGACATGATGATCAGGCAAAGCGGGCTTTGCAAGCACTATGTTCGCTATATGGACAATCTGACCATTTTTGGACCTAATAAACGTAAACTGCGGAAGCTCAAGAAGCTGATAGAAAACTGGCTGAATGCCCACGATCTGAAGCTAAAGGGAGACTGGCAGATCTTTCCGGTCGTTAAACGGACCGAAAAGAAGCCCTTACCGGAACCCAGAAGAGGACTGGAACGCCCAAAAGGGCGGATGCCCGATGCAGTAGGATATCGCTACGGAAGAGGCTTTTCCATACCAAGGAAACGTGCTCTCCTTCGGATGAAGCGGAAGATAGCAAATTACCGGAAAAGAAAACGCCTTGGAAAGCGGATCCTTCCGGGCATGGCATCAAGCCTTCTGTCAAGAATCGGGCAATTAAAGCATTGTAACAACTATAATCTGTACCGGATGCTGTTCGACGGGCAGCGACTCCAAAGAGAGCTGAAACAGATCGTCCGGGAAGCTCAGAAGAAGGAGACGTTGACATGGAATATGTATTTGGAACAAAGAAGGATATGGAGATCCTCAAGACGAAAGGCCTTGAGCACTCCAACCTGAAAGGCTTCCTTCAATTCAGAACTGAATATCCTGATCAGACAGTAGTTGATGATTTCCATATCGTCCGGAAGTACGACAGCCAGGAAGATTGTGAAGGGAATTGCTATGATTGGTATGAGATTGACCGGCACAGCCGATATACTGATAAGTGGACCCCGGCTAAAGAAGAGATCGAGACCGGCATAGCAGACTCTCAGGATGCAATCTGTATCCTGTCTGAGGATGTGGAGATCAGACTGGCAGAGATTGAAGACGCTTTATGTGAGATGAGCAAGGAGGAATAAAGACATGGTAAAGATCTGGAGAAACAGGGTATGGGCCGGAACACAGGTGCTTGCATCCTGTCCGGCAAAATACAGGGGTGGAGTGATCGCCATGATGCAGGACGATCTTGAGGGAGGCGCCCACAGCGAGGCAGACCTTAAGAAGCTTGTGGAAGGCGGCACAGTGACCGCTGCCGAGTATGAAGAGATCACGGGTGGTCCTTATGAGGGATAACTCTGTATGCATTGACGAGGTGAAGGTGGAGCTGATCGAAAAGCTCACGGAGATCATCCACCTGCAATCTGACTGCATAGACGACCTTTTTAAGCTCCTCTGCCAGCATCTTACGGCGGAGGAGCTGGACGGCCTTCCTGTGCTGAGCAAAATCAATGATGCAGCGCAGATCAGAGCCGAGATCGATTTTTGACAGCAAAGGAGGACATAAGATGATTGACGTACTATCACGGTTCGTATCATCCGGGCAACCGGGGATGTGGGCCGTTTTCGCGATTCTGATACTCTACTTTGTTTATAAGGAGTGGCCGGACTTTAAGGCAAGGGTATCAAAAGGACCGCTTAAGGATCAGCGGGATTCTGCCGATGCCCGCACCGTCGAGGAGCGTTTGGGGTCTATCGAGTCGGAGATCAAGCAGGTGAACCAGAAGCTTGACCGGGATTACTACCGGATCAACGACCTGGAAGTCAAGCTGAGAAAGACCAGGGAGTCCCAGGCAAATGTTAACCAGGAACTTGAGATAATCATGAGGGCACTAGTTGGGGTCTTAAAAGGTCTACAGGAGCAGGGCGCTAATGGGCCGACACGCAAGGCTCAGGAAGAGATAGAAAATTACCTCAACCAGAAAGCGCATGACATCAATCAGGAGGAGTGAAATGATAAAATGATTAATTGGAAAGTAAGACTCAAAAATCCGGTCTTTATTGCCCAGATTGTACTGGCGATTCTGACTCCGATCCTGGCTTACGCCGGGCTAACCATGCAGGACATGACAAGTTGGCCAACTCTTGGCAGGCTGCTGTTTGATGCGATGTCCAATCCCTATGTATTAAGTCTGGTGGGTGTATCACTGTGGAATGCTCTAAATGACCCGACGACTCAGGGACTGGGAGATTCCAGCAGGGCTATGAAATACGAAGAACCGAACGATGATTCTGATCAACAGGAGAACGATTAGTTCTCCCTTTTTAATTTGGAGGTGATCGCCATGAGCGTCAAATTCCCAACCTATAAGCTTTCAGACAAGCAGATCCGGGGAATTGCCTGCATCGTAGCCCATGAGCAGGGCTCAATCGCCGGCTGGTTCGCCGAGGCCTCCCAGATCGCCAATAGGACGGATATCATGGGAGATCAATATGCTACGCCAGCAAGGGCAGTACAGACCGTCTGCTCCGGCTGGTACGCACATGGGAAGACCCGGTATGAACAGGGAACGACCAATCCTGTCGTATGTGCCATTGTTCGCCGGGTCTTTATTGATGGGTACAGGACCCTGCCCCGGTACATCAATGAGCATGATTGTATGTCTGATATCAGCACCGTAAAGGACGGTGGCAAAAGTGTCAAATCTGATAAGTCAAAGTGGAAACGCCACACGACCGTCATACATAACAGGATGTCCAGCACCTATTGGTTCTGGGACTTCCCTGGCGGACATGCTTCAGGCGTGGATCCTTTTGGGTATACCAGCCAGACCTACCGGAAGAAGTGGGGCGACTTCTGCTATACCATCGAGGAAACCTGGGAGCCAGTCGCCCGGATCATCGCCTTTGCAAAAAACGAGGTCGGATATCTGGAAAAGAGGTCCAACAGCTCCCTGACATCCAAGACGACCAACGCCGGAAGCAGGAACTATACTAAGTATGGGGAGTGGATCGGGGCGAACGGTGATTACTGGTGCGCCAGCTTCATTTCCTGGCTGTTCTATCAGGCTTTCACTTCAGAGGTTGGCCGGA